CAAACCGACTACAAATATAAACTCAGAGGAATGGAATTAGCATTAAGATACTTCCATGAGACATTAGGAAATACAGTCCAACAAGGCTCAGGAATAGGAATTATTCCTTTTGTGTATGAAGATGCTAAGAACCACTATGTAAAACAAATGAAGATTGCTGATTCATTACATATTCTTGGAGAAAGCGAAGAAATAACTGTTTACATTGACCCTAACAGGAACAAAAGAAAATCTAAAAAAATTGATATATCTGCTATCTAATGAGGGGGTAATACATAAATGTTTCAAGATAAGATGGCAATCATGCAAGTGTTAGGGAGTATATTAAATAACCCCTTATTACTAGCAGACTCCAGTAAATACGATTTAACGAATGATGACTTTCCAGAACAGTTTCATAAAATTATATTCGGGGCAATTTATAATTTATATGATGATGGAACTGAAGTTATTAACGAAGTAACAGTTGACGGATACTTAAGACAATATGACATTCAATATTCGATTTTCAATAAGAATGATGGAATTGAATATCTTTCCAGTATTAAAGAATTAGCAGAAGAAAGTAATTTTGAATATTATTATAAACGATTAAAAAAGTTTAGTTTGATTCGTGAAATGGATGGACTAGGATTCAACATCAAAGAGTTATATGATGATGAAATTATTGATCCAAAAGAAAAAGAAAAGATGCAGGAAAACTTCGATAAACTTAGCATTGAAGATATTTTAAAAGTATATGAGACTAAGATGATTGAAGTAAAAGAAAAATTTAAAACAAACAGCGAGAGTCAAGGAATTCAAGGTGGTGCAGGAGCAAAGGATTTATTAAAACGATTACGAGAATCACCTGATATTGGAGTACCATTAAACAGTGAAATGTTAACCTCTATCTATCGTGGCTCAAGGAAGAAAAAGTATTATATCAGAAGTAGTATTACAGGTGGTGGTAAAACAAGACACATGGTTGCTGATGCCTGTATGTTAAGTGCTACTCATATTTATGATTTAGAAAAGGAAAAATGGATACAGAATGACTTTCAAGAAAACACAGTTGTAATCTCAACGGAAATGTTATTTGAGGAATTACAAACAATTGCGATTGCTTACATAAGTGGTGTAGATGAGGAGAAAATTCTTTTCAATACATTAACACCAGCAGAACAAGTAATTATTGAAAAGGCTGCTGAGATACTTGAAAAATCACCTATTTGGCTTGAAGAATTACCAAACTTCAATGTTAAAGATATTGAACAAACAATCGAAAAAAATGTAATTCTAAATGGTGTTGAATATGTTTATTTTGATTACATACATAGTTCAGTTAAGGTATTCTCTGAAATGTCAAAAGTAAGTGGTATTGGATTACGTGAAGATCAGATTCTATTATTAATGTCTATTAGACTCAAAGAAATTTGCAATAAGTATTTCGTTTATTTAATGAGTGCTACACAATTAAATGGTGAATGGAAGGAAGCTTGGACTAGAGGTTCTGTTATTGATTCAACCTATATCCGAGGTGGAAAAAGTATTATAGATAAGGCAGATGGAGCAATGATCATTCTTCCAATTAGTAAGATGGAGAAGAAAGATATTGAAGAAATTATGAAAAAAGGCTTCTTTAAACAGCCTAACTATGTAACCCACATCTTTAAAAATCGTGGAAACAGAGTCGATAAAGCAAAAGTGTTTTCACATATTAATATGGGCAATATGAGAATAACTGACTTGTTTGTAACTAATACGGACAATGAAGTTATAGAAATCAAGAAACTTATTATCAAACCTAAACAAACAGAAGAATCCAACACAAAGAAATTTGACTTTTAAGGGGTGAGTCCCCGTTGCAATTAGACAAAGACAGAATTAAGGAAAGTTTAACTGAAGAAGAAATACATAAGATTCTAAATGATTTAGGAAGTAAAGACCCAATAATGGGGAATCAATTTCAAACCGTCTGTCACGGTGGTCATAAACATAAATTATATTATTATCATGACAGCAAAAGTTTCCATTGTTACACAGATTGCTCGGAAAACATGGATATATTTGAAGTGGCTGTAAGAGCAAAAGAGATATCATTTCCTCAAGCAGTTCAATACGTAGCAACAATAACTGGAAAAACATTAGGTTTCTCCTCAATCATAAACTCTTCAACAGATATGATTAATGATTGGGATATGATTAACCGATATAAAAAGAAAGAGAAAATAGTGACAGTATTACCTGAGTATGATTCAAAAGTGTTGGATGTGTTTCTGCCTTATCCTCATGAGTCGTGGTTAAATGAAGGAATATCGTATGAAACTCAAAAGAAATTTGATGTTAGTTATTACATAAGGGATGAACGTATTATCTTACCACACTATGATCTTAATAATAGATTAGTAGGCATACGTGGTAGAGCAATGAAAGAAGAGGATATTGAATTAGGAAAGAAATATATGCCTGTCACAGTAGAAAATACACTTTATAGGTAAAGTTGCTATTTTTGAAGGTGAGAAATCAGTATTAAAATGTGAAGATTATTATGGAGATAATAACTTTAGTGTAGCTTGTTGCAGCAGTAGTATTACCAATTTTCATAGGGATTTATTACTTTCTGTAGGTATTGAGGAAGTAATTATATGTTTTGATAAGTTTAGAGCGAAAAAAGAGACTGAGACTGATGAAAAATATGAAGAAAAACTAAATGAATATCAACAAAGATTGTTAAAACTAGCGAGAAAATTCACTCCATATGTTCGCACCTATATAGTTTATGATGACTTTGGAATATTACCAGAAAAAAGTAGTCCAGTAGATAGGAATAAAGATGTGTTAGAACAACTGATGAAATGTAAATATGAAATTAAAACTATGGATGAGGTGGAAGAATGAAATATGAATTGATAGGTAAGAACAACCTTTTGTCACCTATTGAGACAGTATTAAGAAATAGAGGGATTGAAGATATTCAATCCTTTTTGCATACGAGTGAAAAAGATGTAATTCCTTGGAGTAAATTAAGAAACATTGATGAAGCAGTAGATTGTTTACTTAAACATATTGAAATAGGGAGTAAAATATTTATACAAGTTGATGCAGACTTTGATGGCTTTAGTAGTTCCACCATGTTAATCAATTACTTAACTAATGCATTTAAGGACATAAATATCCAATGGAGACTACATGAGGGTAAGCAACATGGTATTATCTTTGAAACAATCCCATCTGATGTAAATCTTGTGATTATCCCTGACGCTGGCTCTAATCAATACAGGGAACATAAAGCACTGAGTAAAGTGGGAATAGATGTAATTGTTTTAGATCATCATGAATGTGAAAAAGAATCAGAATATGCCATTGTAGTAAATAACCAGTTATCACCTGAATATGAAAATAAAACATTAGTTGGTGCAGGAATAACTTATAAATTCCTTAAAGCATTAGATAATAAATTAGGGATTAATCATGCTGACCATTATTTAGATTTAGTTGCATGTGGACTTATTGCTGATATGGCTGATATGCGTAACCTTGAAACAAGATATTATGTTCAAAAGGGATTGTCAAAAATTAATAATCTATTGCTTAAATCCCTTTTTGAAAAAGTTTCTTTCTCTACAAAAGGAATTGTAAATTGTGTAAACGTTCAATTCTACATAGCACCATTAATAAACGCAGCAGTTAGGACAGCTAATCTTCAAGAAAAGTTACAAATGATGAATGCTTTCTTAGAATCCAAAGAGCAGATTTTCAATAGCAGAAAAAAGGAACACGAGCCAATACAGGTTGCAACAGCACGTATGCTAACGAATGTTAAAGCTAGACAAGGAAGGCTAAGAGATAAAGGTGTAGAAGCCATTCAACAACGGATTATTGATAAGAACCTTTTAGATAATAAGATTCTTATTGTCAATGTTACTGATATTCTGGATAAAAATCTATCAGGATTAGTTGCGAATAGCCTTGCTAAACAATATAAACGTCCAGTGTTATTGTTAAGGTATGATGAGAAATCAGATACCTTTGGAGGATCAGGAAGAGGATACGAAAAAGGGGTAAATAAGGATTTAAGACAATTCCTGCAAAACACTGGTCAATTTATCTTTGTAGAAGGACATTCTAACGCACATGGAGTTTCCATTGAAACAGAAAAATTAGTCATTGCAAATGATATGATTAATGAACAGTTAAAAGATATAGATATTGATATCGAAAGTTATGATGTTGATTTTATTATCCCTGCTAATCAGTTTAAGGATACTTTTATAAAGGAATTAACTAAACATAAAAATATTTGGGGATTCAAAGTTGAAGAACCTGTGATTGCCATTAAAGGTATTGAAGTAAATAAAGATGAAGTATACATAAATGGGACAAAAAAGAATACTTTAAAATTCGTCTATAAAGGGATTGAGTTTATTAAATTCTTCAGTAGTGAGGAAGTATGGGAATCTATTGTAAGTCAGGGTGAACGATTGGTGATTGATGTTATAGGTAAGTGTTCAATTAATGAGTATAATGGGATAAAGACACCACAAGTAATCATGGAAGATTTGGAAGTTGTAAAGGTGAAAAAGAAAGAGTTTGTCTTTTAATCCTTGTTTATAATTAATTAATTTGATATAATTATATTATCATATAAAGAGAGGTGATATTATGATTGGTTGTCATTGTCACAGTGATATGAGTAATTTACGTTTACTCGATGCTTTAAACTCAGTTGAGGAGTTAATTACAACATCATATCAAATAGGGTACAAAGGAGTAGCAATTACTGATCATGAAAGTGTATCTGCCCATATAAAGGCAATTAAAACGGTTAGAGATTTTAAAGAAAAAGGTAAGATACCTGAAGACTTTAAACTCATTCTCGGCAATGAATGTTACCTTGTCGATGATTTAGAAAGTGTTAAGGATAATTATAAAAGTGGGGAAACTAAGTTTCCTCATTTCTTGTTATTATCTACATCTAAAAAGGGACATGAAATATTAAGAATCCTATCAAGTAGAGCATGGGACAGATCGTTTCATACTGGTATGATGGAACGTGTGCCAACTTTAAAGGCAGACTTTGAAGAGTTAGTTAAACCAAATAAAGGTTTGGTAATAGGCTCTAGTGCTTGCTTAGGTAGTGAATCATCTATTCATTTACTTGCTATTAAGGAAGCAGAAGAAAAGGGTAATATTGAAAAGGTAAATTATCACAAGGAAAAATTAC